TATTCATGGATCTAAAAGCAACCTATGCTCCTAATGCTACTTGGGTCATGACTCGTGCAACACTCAACTCAATCCGCTTGCTGAAAGACTCGCAAAATCGTCCATTATGGCAGCCTTTTGCAGGTAGCAATCTTCCAAGCACAATCTATGACAGGCCGTATCTTGAAATGCCTGATATGCCAGAAATTGCAGCGAATGCATACCCACTACTCGTAGGCGACTTCAAGAATTACATGATTGTTGATCGCGTCATGATGAGCATGCAGCAACTCAATGAGCTTTATGCAGCTTCTGGTTTGATAGGCTTTATTGCTCGACAACGCGTCGGGGGAGATCTGTTGCTCCCCGAATCGATTCGGGCACTGAAGATCGCAACTAGTTGATTGTTGCACGTTGTAACGAAATAATAACAATGCATTCTGCAAAAGGATAAACGACATGAGAGATATTGTAAGTGAGGTAGGCACAATTTACACAGGCCTCACTGCTCTACCAGCAATCACAACGACTCAAACAAGTCCAGGTGTTGACTTGAGTGGCTATGACGGTGCAATGATCTATCTCCTAGCTGGAACATGGACAGACGGTACATTCACTCCAGTTGTACAGGAAAGCGCAGACAACGTAACGTTCACCACTGTTGCTAATGCCGACTTAGTAGCATTCCAGGCGACAAGTGCGACGGTGTTTGCTCCTGTCGCTAATGGCGGTGCACAATTTGCCGTAATTAGCAGTGCAGCTACTGCCATTAATCAAAGAATTGGCTATATCGGCGGTAAACGTTATATCAGGCTTCTGAACACCGTTACAGGCTCTCCCAGCACTGGATGTAGACTTGATGCGTTTATTGTCGCGGGTCGTCCTCGCTTCATGCCAGCAGCGGTGTAGAGGAATTCAATGAGCACAAAATGGAAGGTCATCACTCCAGTATCGGTAGAGCCAATCACGCTCTCTGCTGTTAAGGCATACTTGCGTGTCGATTTCGATGATGATGACCTGACCATTGCGTCTCTCATTACCCGTGCGAGATCAGAAGCGGAGACGATCACAGGTCGAGCCATGGCAACTCAGCAGATCCAAGTCATAGAAACAATTGAGCGACCAATTGGAGGTGTGTTAAGTGGTCCTATCGAGTCTGGACCGAACTGGTATGTCTTCCAAGAACAATTGGGCGCAAACCCATTTGGTCCTGCTCAATTCTATTTTGATCTGCCCATGCCACCTGTGCAGTCTGCTCAGCCAATGACAGTACAAACGAAGATTACAGCATTCGACAATTGGACTAATTTCATTATCACACCGCCTGCTACGTGGCTTGACGATACATCAGAACCTGCACGCTTTTACTTTCAAGTTCCGGTAACTGCTAATTTCTGGAAGTTCACCTATTATGCAGGTTATGACTCTGTACAGTCTTATTCGATACCGCAGGATCTCATTCAGCCAATGCTAGAACTTGTTGGTTATTGGTATCAGTACCGTGAAGCTGCTGGTGATGTAGCTCAGTTGCAGCAAATCACTAATAAACTTTTAGCAAAAAGAGTGAGTTGGTGATATGCCAGATGTATTAAGTCCAGCAGATACAACTGTAGGATCAGGGGCTTTCAATAGGAAGATCACTATACAAAAGCTCGTTGCTACTGCTGATGCAATGGGAGGCGGAGTAAGGAACTGGGCAGACTATATCAAGACATGGGCACATATAGAGCCATACAAAGGTGTCGAGAAAATCATAGCCCAGCAGACTTATGCATCGAATATATCTCAGTTCTTGATACGATACAGGCCGTCACAAAATATTGATGCATCGATGAGAATATTGTACAGATCGCGTATTTACAATATTCGCAATATCATACAACCATCAGAAGCTCATACAACGATAAAGATTTTAGCAGAAGAACAGCAAGCGCAAGGATCGCTTTAGCGCACAAGGAGCAAATAAAGATGACGCTACCAGTAGCACCATTCCAAACCGCAGCAAATTTTAATCTTGCTGATGCAACGATTCAAACTCAAGAACTAAAAGTCAATGCAGATGGGTCCGTGAATATCTCTTGCACACCCGCTATTGTACAGAAAGCCAATGCAGCAAGCACAGGCTCGGTAGCAACACTGGCCAAAGCGTTTGCATCGAACAATGTTGTGGGCAACTCTATCGTAGTCGTTTGTGGTTGCGGTAATGGTACCGCGATGACCGTTGCTGACAGTGCAGGCAACACATATACGCAAGCAGTAACAGCTCCCAATTCCACGACATTTGAAACTGCCATCTTCTACGCGGTCAATATCGTAGCAGGTGCTAACACGGTTACCGTCACGAATGCTGGTACAGCCGCTTCAATGGGTATGGAGATTTACGAGGTAAGCGGTCTGCTCGCACAGGTCACCGCACAGCCTGATCAGTCGTCAAGCGGTACTGGCACTGGTACAACGGCGTCTACATCGGCTCTTGCCTCTTCCTCTCCTAACTCGCTAGCCTTTATGGGAGTGGGAGTTGGCACCACAGCAGAGGCTGTGACAGCCGTAACAGGCACAAGCTGGACTGTGGACTCTTCATTGAATACCACGACACCATCAGGATTATTCTCCTTTGCATCATTGTCGCAGTATCAAGCCAACAACGCTCCTATAATACCACAAGCTACAATAGCTGCATCAAAACCATGGGCGGCTGCATCCGCAATCTTCAAGCCTGTTGTGGTGGGAGTCCAAGGCACGGTCACCATCGGCGGATATAACTACACACGCGTGACCACAGCCGCTACCACGCTTGTCAAAACAGGACCGGGGATCTTACACGCTGTCATCGTCAACAAGCCAACGGCAACCGCCACCATCGAACTTGATGATGCACTTACAAACACTACGCCAATCATTGGTATTATGCTCATGCCGACCACTGCTGCCAATCCATTTACCGTGGTATACGATGTTGCATTCAGTACAGGCTTGAGTGTTACGGTAGCTATAGCTACTGTAGATGCAACAATTGTATGGAAGTAGCACTTTAACTCATTAGGAGTATCGATCATGCATTGTCCGCATTGTCATCATGAGGTTACCAACGATCAAGATATCAAGCAACACATCAGAGAAGAGCTGATGCATCTTGATCCTGATGTCGCGAATTCGATGATTACACAGTTGGCAACGCGGCTAGGCATGTCGGTACGAGCGCAAGGAAGCCAAGCGAGTTGGCGTCATTACGAGGTCAAGGCAAAGCAGCTTCCTGAGAATAGCGAGGTTGTGCAGGATGAGTATTGATGTTAGTGGCATTGACGATGTTATTGCAAACTTAAATGCTCTCATGCAGCAATTCGAGAGTGATGTTGACCAGGTTGTTCAAGATGCTTCTATCGAGTGTCGAGATGAAGCGAAGGCTGTTGTACAGGTGGACACAGGATTTTGCCGTGACCATATTATTGATGAGCATGAGCATCTGCAAAGCTCAACAACATCCCAAGCTCCGTACTCGATATTTCTTGAGTATGGTACAAGAAGAAGTCGGCCCTACCCATTTTTAACGCCATCATTTGATGTTGCGTCTCAGAACATGCAAGACAAGTTGCAAAATCTATGACAGCTACACATACATCATTACCTGAATTACAAACGGCGTTCTATGCAAAGCTGATGCCAAGCGGGTCGCTTCAATCGGATCTTGCAGCTCTGGGTGTGACTGGTGTATTCGACTTTGGATATCAGCCAGCGAATCAGCCCTTCCCGTACATCACATTATTCTCAGGATCAGGCGAGAGGCCAGACAACGTATTTGGCACACGAGGTTACTCATCAACTATCCAGGTGGACATATGGAGCATTTATGCAGGATATCTGGAGTGTTACAACATTTTAAACATCATTAACAATCTATTCGATCAACAGCATCTATCGTTGGCAACACATGACCATGTATACACGCTGTACTCTCTTGGTCAGCCGTTGTCAGATCCAGGTGATGAGCGCATACGACGCTTAATGTGTCAGTACACTACGTTTACTCAGGAGTAATGATAAAGGAGTAAAACATGGCAGCAACAGCCGGTTTCTTATCAACTTGCAAAGTTGGCAGTACAGTCATTAACAACGTTAAAAGCCAAGATTTCGGAGCCAAGATTGCAGCACTGGATACAACATCATTTAGCGCGTCAACTCCAGGAACTGAGTCGTACATTGGTGGATTGCTCAGTGGAGACTACAAGCTCAGTGGTCAGTACGACAAGTCTGATACAGGCCAGAGTACCATAGAAACGAACTTCTATGCACGCACAATCACTACTTTCACGTTTGCAATCGGTAATGCTGGTGCTAACACCTATGCAATGCCATGCCTGATCACAGACTATAACGTCAAAAGTGACGTAAAAGGACTCGTTACAGCAGATTGGTCAATGAAATTATCAGGAGCGGTTACCATAGTTTAATGCATCATTTAGTTAGAGAGGCATATTATGGCCGCTGAAGCTGCATATAACACAACAATAAATATCACTGCTCAACCTGCTGTTTCATTCACCAATGAAGCAATGACTGATAGCGGTGATAAAACCACATACACGATAACAAATAGTGCAAAGCGTTATCTAGATCTAAACACTGCTGTTGTTGTGCAAGTTGAGCATGATGAAGTACAGACCGTCACTGTTACCGGCTCTCCGACTGGCGGTACATTCACGTTGACATTTGGTGCCAACACAACATCAACTATTGCCTTTAATGCAAGCGCTGCTACTGTGCAAAGTGCACTGACTGCTTTGGCAAGTATCGGAAGTAGTAACGCAAGTGTTGCGGGTTCAGCAGGCGGGCCATGGACAGTTGAGTTTGTCAGTGGAAAAGGCAATGCTTCGCAGTCGCTTATCACGCTTGGCACAAACAGTCTGACAGGCGGCTCAAGTCCTAGTGTGTCTATTGCACGTGTGCAGGCTGGTAGCGGCTTTACAACCGTTGCTGCAACTACGTACACGTTGAAGCATGTCGGTGGCATTGTGATATTTAACTCTGCCAATGCGCAAGGTACTACAGTTCAATTATCGAGCGGAGCATATTATGCCTATTCGGCACTTGGCAGTGCTAAAGCAGCAGATTACTCAGCAAAATGTGCAGCACTAGATGTGACAACGTATAGCACAACTGGTGTTGAAACATATCTTGGTGGATTGCTCAGTGGAACGCTTAAGCTCACGGACTGGTGGGCAAACCAAACACGAATGACATCTATCACCGCCCGTGATCTCCTCGTTCTGAGCTTTCAAACATCATCTGGTAGAAGATTTGAAGGATATGTATATGCAACAGATTGCAATATCAAATCTGATGTCAAAGCCGCTGTATCAGAGGATTTAACCTTTATCCTGACCAATGAATTCTTTAGCAACTAGATAGGAATTTTCATGGCTAAGTTCACAAAAGAGCAAATACAAGAGAAGCTACTCAACCGAAAAAAACGTATGGAGAAACTTGAGGTCTCACTGCCTGATCTAGAAGATCTTGATGGTGAACTTGCTCTTGTCGAGTTGTCTGCTCTCGATGTTGAGTTTGCTCAAAATGCAAGCAAAGGTTCTGATGGTGAAGCGAGCGAGGTGATGACACTTGCAGGAATGGTGTCAAGGGCATTAGTGGTGTATGACACGAAAGAGCGCATCTTCACCGATAATCACTCACAAGCAATTGCTGAGTGGGGATTACTTGTTTTACAGCCTCTAGGGGAGGCGATACGCAAAGGAAGCGCTCTTACCAGGACTGAAGCAAGAAAAAACTAGGCGATACGAGATACCGCTTCTCCTTCTTCTTGAGACGTGAGATTGGATGGAACGGTACTCGTGAAGATATGATGGAATGCCTGTCTAATAAAGAATTTACCGAGTGGATGGCATTCTACGAGATGGAACAAGAAGACACTGAAGCAGCAATAGAAGAGGCAAAAAGAAATGCGAGGTGACAAATGGCCGATGGCTCAGTAATACAAGGCATAACTGTCACTTTTGCTGCTGATTTGTCGGCTCTTACGGATGCTGTGGCCAGCGCTACGAGTATATTGCAAGGCTTCTCTAGTGATGTCTCCAGCATCTCATCATCCATATCCGATTCACTATCCAGTGCGTTCTCTGGCCTCAAAGATATTGATATGAGTGGTGTCACGAGTGGAGTTGAGAGTGTTTCTACTGAATTAACGTCTCTCTCTTCTGATGCAGATAGCGCTGCTAGCTCTTTCTCAGGTCTCAATGATGTCAATCTAGGTGGTGTGACAAGTGGTATAGAGAGCGTTACGAGTGACATTGAAGGTGTAGCCAGTGAAATAGAAAGTGCAACTAGCACGTTTTCGGGACTAAATGATGTAGATATCAGCAATGTTGCCAGCGAAATTGCTAATGCCACGAGCGATATGACAGATCTAGGCACATCAGCAACGGATACCGGAGAGAAAATATCTGAAGCTACTGATAATGCAGGCAATCATACCTCACTCTTCTCAAATATTCTGGGTGGTGTGAACGCGATAGTTCCAGGTCTTGGCGATAAGATAGCCAAAGCCTTTACGGTTGATGGTGCGATAGGCATGGCAAGAGATGCTCTAGGCTCGTTCAAGGATATGATCTCTGATTCTATTTCAGTTGCTGAGCAGCATCAATCCGTCATGTCACAAACTGCGCAGGTTGTTAAAAGTACTGGTGATGCTTCTGGCATGTCTGCTCAGGAACTTGGAAATCTTGCCACATCTCTCTCTCACGTAACAACCTTCTCTAACGACACAATTCAAAGCGGGGAGAATCTGCTCCTTACGTTTACAGGCATTGGTAAAGACGTTTTGCCGGCTACTACGAAAACAATGCTTGATATGGCGCAAGCGATGGGCGGCGACACAAAAGGCGCGGCTCTTATGCTCGGCAAAGCTCTCAATGACCCAACCACAGGCCTCTCAGCGCTAACAAGAGTCGGTGTCACTTTCTCTACTCAGGAGAAAGATCAGATCAAGACCATGATGGCTCACAACGATGTGGTTGGTGCTCAGAATGTGATGCTGAAGGAACTGCAAACTGAGTTCGGAGGAAGCGCAGAAGCTGCTGGTAAGACATTCGCTGGCTCTCTTAAAATCCTCAATAATGATCTTACTGATGCAAAGCAGAATATAGGTGATGCTCTTCTCCCTGTGCTACAAGCTTTTACAGGATTTGTCACCACTAGTATAATGCCAGCCGTAAAAGATTTTAGCAATGCTCTTTCGTCTCAAGGCTTTAAAGACTTTGCAAGCAATGTGGGCAAGAATATTGCTGACGTGCTAAAAAACATCGGCGATTTCATAACCAGCAATGTATCTCCAGCCGTTGCAGGTTTCCTTACCTATCTCAAGTCTCCAGACTTTAAAACATTCGCAGATAATATGAAATCGCTTGGAACACAGATAGCATCCGTTGTTTCCGGTCTAAAGCCCTCTGGCAACTCATCAATATTTACGGACATGGGCCCAGCACTCAAAACTGTTGCGACTGATATCGGCGATTTTGCAAAGGGGCTGGCCGATGTCATTAAGTGGTTCAAAGAAGGCAGTGCCCCTGCCAAGATATTAGAAGACGCATTAATAGGCATTGGAATCGCTTTAGGGTTGATGAAGATCGGGGAATTCGTAGCGATGCTCCCTGGTCTGATAACTGGCATTTGGGGATGGGCAGCAGCACAAGGTGCTGTAGCAGTAGAAACATTGATAACCGCTGCGCCTTATATTGCGATTGGTGCTATCGTTGTCGGCATCATCGCTCTCGTTGTCTTAGCTGTTCAACATTGGGGAGATATCACCAAATGGTTGACTGGTGTCTGGGATGGCGTCTCGAAGTGGTTTCAGGGTTTCTGGTCGGATATCGTCAAGATCTTCGGGCAAATTGGGAAATGGTTCCAGGATCGATGGACTGAAGCATCAAAGGGTACAACATCCGCTTTTGGATCGGTGGGCAAATGGTTCGAAGGCGTCTGGAAGGGAATACAAGACGCCACAAAAGCAGCATGGGACTTTATAGTAAATGCAGTGAAGGTGGGAGCAAAACTGCTCCTCGATGTTATCCTTGGTCCATGGATTGCCATTGGTGAACTCTTCATCTGGCTCTATAATCACAATACATATGTAAAGCAACTTGTTGATGCTATTGTAGGCTTTTTCAAAGACTGTTTCACATGGCTAAAAGGTGCTTGGTCAGAGATAGTATCATGGCTTGCAGGTGTATGGCAGAATACCTCTAAAACTGCTGCAGATCTATGGAAACAAGTATCAAGTGCAATCACAGCAGCAGTAAAGGTAGCATGGGATTGGATCGTCAATGCTTGGAACACTGTATCTAAATGGCTGCAAGATGCATGGAATACCATTGCAAAATTCGCCACTGATCTGTGGAATAAGGTTAGTACTGCTGTACATGATGGCTGGGTCAAGGCTGTTGACTTTGTAACAGGTATCTGGAACCAAATCTCTGCAGTATTTACGAAT